CAGTTATTACCGGTCGCGATATTACCTTCACTATTGGCGGTAATAATTTCGATGCACAAGCAACAACAGCAACACTTACTGGATCAATGGATCGTCAAGTCTATGAAACACTAGACGGAAAATCCTATAAAGTTATTGACAACGATTTCGTATTCGATGTCGAGATGCTAGCCGATTGGGGCGCAACTGGATCTTTATGCGAGATTCTTTGGTCAGCAGCAGAATCATCACCAAACACTGGGATCAACACAGTATTTACAGCTAACACTGGAGCGGTATTTACTTTCCAAGTATTACCAACTTGGCCATCAGCTGGTGGAACTGCACCAGATGCGCAGACTGTATCTTTATCATTCCAGGTTATCGGAGTGCCAGCGGAATCATTCGCCTAATTAAAAAAACGGGAGCAAACAAATGAAATTACCAATCACAATTGAATATAACTCAGGAGAGCAAGCCACTTACATAGCCCAACCTCCTGAGTGGGCAAAATGGGAGAAACAGACAGGAAACACCATTGGACAAGCAGGCGAAAAACTTGGTATCTGGGATCTTATGTTTCTTGCTTATCATGCCCATAAGCGTGCTATTGCAGGCAACAAACCAGTCAAGCCAATGGATGCCTGGATGGAAACAGTTGCGGACGTAATTGTCGGTGATGGTGATGACCCAAAAGTCATCCAGAAGGAAGCGTAAGTCGCTTACTGGTTCAAGTGGCAATAGCCACTCAAATACCAATGAGTGAATGGACAACCGCAGAAGATATATTAACTGCGATCGAGATATTAAAGGAGCGGAAGTGAGTGATGTTAAAATTGCGTATGACCGCTCCGATATCCGAAATATCCTTAAAGCGTTCAAAGCGATGGACGATCAGGCAACAGATGAGGCACGAAGTCAATCTGCTGCGCTGGCGTATTTTGCATCAGAAGAAATTAAACAAGCAGCATCTGGCAGAACTAAAGGCACAAAGGCAGCGCAAAGAATTGCGGATGGCGTATCGATCAGCAAATCCTCAAAAATTGGTGAGTTCTCTTACGGCTTCGCACGTCAAAAGTTTTCAGGTGGTGCTACAACGCAATCCTTATGGGGTGGTTATGAGTTTGGTTCAAATAAATTCAAACAGTTCCCTACATATAGTGGACGGCAAGGCAGAGGTAGTCGAGGATGGTTTATCTATCCAACCCTTCGCAGAATTCAGCCTGAATTAGTGAACAAGTGGGAAGCAGCCTTTGATCGCATCCTTAAGGAGTGGGCATAATGGCAACTGGTAATCGTACCCTTAAGTTATCCATCCTTGCTGATGTTGATGATCTTAAGAAGAAGTTAAATGAAGCAAATGGCGATGTTGAAGTCGCTGCAACTGGCATGGAGAAGTTTGGTAACAAGGCTGCTGCTGCTTTCAAATTAGCAGCCGTTGCAGCTGCTGGAATGGCAGTAAAGATCGGCGTAGATGCAGTTAAAGCAGCCTCAGATCTAGCAGAAGAAGTTTCTAAATCACAAGTAATCTTTGGCGATGGTGCAGATGAGATCGAAGCATTTGCTAGTAAAGCAGCCAAAGCCTTTGGACAGACAAAGCAACAAGCAATTCAAGCATCTTCAAGTTTTGCCGTATTTGGTAAAGCAGCAGGATTAGCAGGTAATGATTTAGTTAAATTCTCAACAGACTTTACAGGCTTAGCATCAGACTTGGCATCTTTCAATAACACATCTCCAGAGGATGCAATCCAGGCTATCGGTGCAGCTCTAAGAGGTGAAGCAGAGCCACTAAGAAGATACGGAGTTTTGCTCAATGATGCCACTTTAAAACAGGCAGCACTTGAGTTAGGTATTTATGATGGAAATGGTGCATTAACTGCTCAGCAAAAAGTATTGGCAGCCCAAAAGGTTATTTACGAACAAACCACAGATGCACAAGGAGATTTTGCTCGAACATCTGATGGACTAGCAAACAAGCAAAGAATTCTTACTGCTGAGTTTGAAAACATTAAAGCAAAAATTGGTGAAGTTCTTTTGCCAATGGTTCTTAAATTTGTCACTTTTATTACTGATAGCGTGTTGCCTAATTTAACAAAGTTTGCTGAATTCTTTAAACCAATTACACAAGCCATCATGGACAACAAAGAAGTATTTCAAGCGTTTGCTGATTTTATCACTACCTATGTCGTACCAGTTTTATCGTTTGCTTTAGGTAATGCATTAAAGAGCGTTGGAGTTATTGCAGGTGGAGTTATCGATATTGTCGGAGGAGTTATTAGAGCAGTTGAGAGCGCAGTATCAGGAGCAATCTCAGCGATCAATGCAGTTATTCGTGCTTACAATGCCATTCCAATTTTGCCAAACATTCCTACAATTGGCGGATCTGCTTCTGTAGCAACCGCAGCAACCTCAACTGCAACAGCATCAACTGCAACATCTAGCGCAACGGCAGCTCAACAAGCAAGCGCAGCTTCAAGAGCCGGTACGACAGTAAACAACATTACAGTTAGGGCAGTAGATGCTGAAGGTGCTTCAAGAGCTGTGGCAAAGGTGTTAAGTCAATCCTCAGCCAGATCAATTCCAGCGTTGGCAGGCACTAGCGTTCGAGGCAATTAATGACTGTTTTTACTCCCGAATGGCAATTGTTTATTAATGGTGTCAATTATACAAATGTAACAATTTCTGACATATCTCACGAGAGTGGTCGTACTGATATTTATCAGCAACCCAATCCTGGTTACATTCAAATTGATTTAGTTGCTTTAAACGATGAAACATATGACTTTCAAGTAAATGATGGCTTAGCACTCCAGGTCAAAAACAGTACAGGCACATACGTATCAATCTTTGGTGGCAATATTACAGACATAACAGTTTCAGTAGGTTCCACTGGATCAGTTGGCAAAGTTCTTGGATATTCAATTATTGCACTTGGTGCGCTTGCTAAATTGCCAAAAATCATTACGACTGGAATTTTGTCACAGGATCAAGATGGCGACCAGATTTATGACTTACTTACTCCATTTTTATTAGGCAACTGGAATGATGTGCCAGCAGCTGAAACTTGGGCTGCTTATTCAGTTACAGAAACTTGGAATAATGCCGCCAATATAGGTCTAGGCGAAATTGATCGACCTGGGCAATACACAATGGAAAATCGATCATCTTCAGAAGATACTGTTTACAACATAGCAGCTCTCATTGCTAATTCAGCGTTTGGTTATTTATACGAAGACAATGTAGGCAATATCGGATATGCAGATGCAGCACATCGTCAGGCTTACGCAGCAGCAAATGGATTTATTACAATCTCAGCCAATACTGCAATCGGATCAGGATTAGCCACAAAGACCCAAATCGGCGATGTGAGAAACTCAATTGCCATTAATTATGGAAACAACTTTGGATCTCAAAAAACAGCTGCTGATACGACCTCAATTGCAACTTACGGCTACAAAGCCGAAACCATCAATTCCACAATCCACAGCGCAGCCGATGCTCAAAATGTAGCTGATCGATATATTGCACTTCGAGCCTATCCAAAGCCAAACTTTGATAGCATCACATTCCCAATTACAAACCCTGAAATGGATGATGCTCAAAGAGATGCCCTACTAGGGATCTTTATTGGTCAGCCTATTATGATCACAGATTTACCTACTCAAATTGCCAGTGGAGGACTTTTTGAGGGGTATGTTGAGGGATGGAATTGGAGCACATCTTTCAATCAATTATTTTTAACAATCAATCTAAGCCCAATCCAATTCTCAGCCTTATTCCAAGACTGGGCTGAGGTCAATGCTTCAGAGGCTTGGAACACTTTATCAGGTACAATTACCTGGCAGACAGCGATAGGAGTAATAGCGTAATATGGCAACAACAACCAACTATGGGTGGGCAACACCAGACAATACAGATCTGGTCAAAGATGGTGCACTAGCAATTCGCACACTTGGTTCATCAGTTGACACATCAGTCAAAGCCCTAAACCCTGAAACAACTCTAGGAGATATTGCTTATCGATCAGCAACTGCAAACACAAATACTAGATTGCCAATTGGCACAACTGGTCAGGTTTTAACAGTATCTGGTGGAGTGCCAGCATGGGGATCTGCTGCTTCTGGTGGAATGACCGTTTTGGCTTCAGGAACATTAACAACAACTGGAACAACTCTTTCATCAATTAGTCAATCTTACAAAAACCTGTATTTAGTTTTGGAAGATTATTACATCAACAGTGCAGGTTCTTTAAGAATAAGATTAAATAGCGATACTGGAACAGTTTATCCTTTTTCCGTAATTCGTTCTTCCGGAACATCTCCATTTAATACCGCAGGAAATAACGCAGGTGGCTTTACTTTTGATGACGTATTGATTCAAATGAAAACTTCAGCATCTGGCAATCATTTGTCAATGACACTTTTTGATTATGCAGATACTGCATCAAAAACTTCAATGTTTGCTAATTTTGTTTACACAAGAAATGACAACGTTATTGCAAGCATTGGTCAGAATGGTGCATATACAACAACAGGAGCAGTAAACACAATCAACATAGCCGCATCCGCAGGCAGTCTTTTCGGTACTTATGTTCTATACGGAGTAAACTAATATGGCAAAAACAACGAAACCAAATATAAAAATTCATGATACTTCAACAAATGAGGTTATTGAGCGAGAAATGACTGATGCAGAATTTGAGCAATATCAAATAGATCAACAAAATGATCTTGCTCGCTGGGCTCAAATCAACGCTGAGTAATGAAACCCTGGCTAAGTAAATCTGCGGTTCAATTACGGGAGCAAATTGATGACTGTTTTCCAGATCGCGATCGTTCTTCTGATGGTTGGATTGGCGATGCTCGGCACGCTGCAAAACCAAGCGACCACAATCCGACTAGCGATACGGGTGTGGTTCGGGCTATCGATGTGGACAAAGATTTAAACAAGATTAAAACTCTTAGCCTGGATCTATTTGAACAGCTGAGATTATTTGCAAAAGCAGATAAGACCAAACGCATCAC